TACGAGCGTTTGAAACTTCCCGAGCTTTGTGATATCTTTCAGCAGTACGAAGGCGAACGGGCAGCGGTGAGGGAGGGCAATTGGAACGAGCTCAAAAAGCACGCCCCGGAACGACTCTCCAACGACCAGCTCGACAGCCTCTACGCGAATTACAAGAAACGCCGTGCAGAGGAAAACAAGGAACTCGAAAAAGCGCAAGCCATCAAGCACGTCCCCGTCAAGAACGGGCGGTGGGAGCACATCCCGTACCCCAACGACCCGGTCGGCGATGGTGAAGAAGGTGGACACGGTGTTCAGTCAGTTCGTCCGCCTGAGGGCGAGTGACGAGCGAGGTTTTGGCGAGTGTTATACGTGCCACGCGGTTAGACATTTTTCCGAATGCGACGCCGGTCACTTCATGAGCCGGGCGTGTATGTCGACACGATGGAACGAGATCAACGTCCAATTCCAGTGTAAAAGGTGCAACGGCTTCAGGTCTGGGGAGCAGTATCTGTTCGCCAAGCACCTCGACCAACAATACGGAGAGGGCACGGCGGAGCGTCTTTTGATTGAATCGAAGAAGACCCGCAAGTTCACCCGCGACGAACTCGAGCAAATGTTCCACCATTACAAGCGCAAAGTCGATGAGCTCAGAAGCACGAAAGGACTTTGACGCGTGGTTCTCTGACAACTACGAAGACCTCGGACAAGTCGCCCGAAGGCTTCACCGCGACCACGGCGACCTCTTGCATCATACCTACCTCTCGTGCATCCAAGCCCTCGACAAAAACAAGAACATCCTCAACAACCTCCCGGGCTACGTTCATACGAGTATGTTCAACCTCTCCCTCGGATCGTTCCGTAAGTTGTACGAGATAAGGGACGCACCCGAGTACACGCACGTAAGCAACTACGACCTCGCCGAAGCGATCAAAAAAGAGGAAGCGTTGATCATGGCTTCCCATCTGTCGTGGTTCGACCGGACGGTGTTGGAACTCTATCTGGAGGGGTGGAGCATGGCCGAACTCTCGAAGGAGTCGGGTATCAACGCCGACGTCTTCTACAAATCAATCAGCGAATCCAAAAAGAAACTCCGCCATGTTGTTCGTCTCCGCTCAGATAAGAAGTAACCGCCTCAACGCTTGCCGCGAGTGCGAACACTTCGTCGAGAAAACCCGCTCCTGTGGTCCCCTTGTGACCGAAGCGTTCACCGACTCGCCTTTATGTGGGTGTCATATGCCCACCAAGACACGCCTCAAGGTAGCCTCGTGCCCGCTGGGTAAGTGGGACGCCTTGATCAAACAAAAAGACATCGAAGACATCCGGGATTTTCTTACCTTGTCAGACAAGGAGAAAACCGAGAAGCAACTTACCGAGCTCGCAGGGAAATACATCCACGCAAGCGAGAAGGCATCAAGCTGTTCAAGTTGCAACAAGAGACTCATCCGCGAACTTCAAAGACTCGTAGACCATGCCGATACCGAAGCCTGAACCGAACGAACAGATGACCGAGTTCATCGAGAGATGTATGACGGACAAAGTCATGAAAGAAGAATACCCCAACGAGGGGCAACGTATCGCGATATGTGCCAAAGAATGGGCCAAAAAATAACCGACAACGTATACCTCAACGTCGGGCAGCTTCACGACTACTCCCACGACAAGAGCCTCGTCATAGAACGAGCGAAGCGCGGCGTCCATGCGCTGGGCCTTGAGTGGGGCGATCTGGTAAGCCGAAGCCGAAGGGGGCACGTAGCCGATACGCGACACATCGTTTCGAAGTATCTTCGCGACAACGGATTCAGGTTTTGCGAGATAGCCCACACCCTACACCGAACGAACCACACGACCTCGTGTTATTCGGTGAGAAGGGCCGGGGAGCTCTTGGAAATCGACCGACGGTTTCGAGATAGCTACAAGAAATTTATCAACGCATGACACTCAGAAAGGTCAAACGAATGCTGAACGAGTCCGACGACTTCCTCGTCTTTACTCGCAAAGACAAAGATGAAGAAACAGCCAGCTTCGGCGTATTCCACCAAGATGTCGACTCGTGGCAGATTCTTTTGGACCTCGCCGTGTCCGATTATCACATACGCGAAACCCTCAGAAATATACTCAATGCCGCAGACGCTTATCGAGACCAGCAAGCTCAGGACGAACCCGAATAACCCCCGAGCGATAAGAGAAGACCAGCTCGACAAACTGGTCAAGAGCCTCCGAGAATTCCCGGAGATGCTCGAAGCGCGTCCCATCGTAACCAACCCCGACCTCGTCGTCTTAGGAGGGAACATGAGACTCAAGGCCGCCCTCCTCGCCGGCTTGGAGAAGGTGCCCGTCTACGTCGCTACATGGGAGGAAGCCAAAAACAAGGAGTTCGTCATCAAGGACAACGTCGCCTTCGGGGAGTGGGATTGGGATATGCTCGCGAATGAATGGGATGCGGAACTCCTCACCGAATGGGGCATGGATGTATGGCTTCCCGAAGAGGAACCCGACCTAGATGACCTCATTGCAGACGAGAAGGAGAAGCCGGCAACGATGCGAATCACGTTCGACAAGGTAGAACACCTCCAAGAGGCGGAAAATGAGATACAAGAACTCATTGACCGCAAATGGCCCGGCGCGTTCTTCTCCGTATCCGCAGGAGAGGTATGAGACTCGAACCCGCATCGCGCAAGGCGGTCAAATACGCCTGTGAAACATTCCACTATTCGAAGGTTGTCCCTGCGGCTTCCCTCGCGTTTTCCGTATTTGAAGGAAAGGAATGGTGCGGGGTGATATGCTTTGGAGGAGGCGCATCCGCTTTTATGGGGAAACCCTATGGCCTCACTCACGGACAATATCTCGAACTCGTCCGTGTCGCGCTCAATGGTAAACAAAGTTCGACATCGAAAGCGGTCGCAATCGCAATCCGACTTGTACGCAAAAAATGTCCGATGGTCCGACTCCTCATCAGTTATGCCGACAAAGGACAAGAACACTTTGGGACAATTTATCAAGCGACAAATTGGATTTTCGTCGAAGAGACAGAATCGAGCGGGACAGACATCTTCTACAAAGGAAAGTGGGGACACGACCGCGTACCGAATACCCTCCCGAAAGAGATTCGGGACAAACTCCCGAAAAGGAAAAGACCCGGAAAGAGAAAATACCTTTTTCCACTGACGAAGGAAATGAGTATATTGTGCGAGAAACGTCGAAAGCCGTATCCGAAAGCGCGTGAAGCAAAGTGAGTCGTTGCATCCGGCATCCAGTCGGAAGAGGGAGGTGCGAATCCTACCCACGCGCTCAAATACCAAATCAATGGAAGCCGTAAAACTGAACATATCGGACACTAAAAAAGAGGCGATGCTGGAAGCGTTGGAACGCTCGCTCGGAATCGTCTCGACTGCGGCAACAGCGGTCGGCATCTCTCGGTCGACGCATTATGATTGGATGAAGAAAGACCCCGAGTACAAACAGGCGGTCAAGGACATCGAGAACCGGACCCTCGACTTTGCAGAGAGTCACCTGCACAAGCTCATCAAAGAGGGCAACCCAGCCGCGACCATCTTCTTCCTCAAAACAAAAGGCAAGGCGCGAGGGTACGTCGAGAGACAAGAGATCGAGGTCGCAGAGAAGAAGCCGCTCTCGTGGTTTGTGTCTGACGACTCGACGGTATCATGAACGTGGTCGACCTTTTTTCAGGCAGCCGTAGTTTTGCCAAGGTTGCAAACTCTGAAGGTTGCGCGACGTGGACAACCGACGTGAACGCCTTTGAAGGGATTGACTTCGTCTGCGACGTGCTTGAATTACAAAGGTCCGACATTCCCTTCGACAAGGTGGACGTCTTGTGGGCATCGCCTCCGTGTACCGGGTTTTCAGTTGCTGCAATGGGACACCATTGGAACCCGGACCGTACCCCAAGAACAGAGACGGCCAAGCTGGGAATACGTCTTGTAGAGCGAACACTTGAGCTCATCGACCAGATACAGCCTACGTTTTGGTTCATCGAGAACCCGCGCGGGATGCTACGCAAACAAGCCATGATGCAGGACTTAGAAAGGCACACCGTGACTTATTGCCAGTACGGAGACGACCGAATGAAGCCGACGGACATCTGGACAAACAGCACAAGATGGACGCCTCGTCCTATGTGCAAGAATGGCTCACCGTGCCACGAAGCGGCGCCTCGTGGAAGTAAGACGGGCACACAAGGCAGAAAGGGCAATTACAACCGCAGCAAGGTCCCGAGTAAATTGTGTCGTGAGGTATTGCTTTCCTGTATGCCGTGAGGCAGCCCGCGACATATTACCACGTCAAAAACTCCACGGCCAAGATTCAAGTCCATCAAGGGGGCACGAGATCGGGCAAGACCTTCTCGATCTGCACGGCCCTGATTGAATTGTGCCACCAAAACGAAAACGCCGGGGCGGTCATCACAATCGCCCGGAAGACTTTCCCCGCGCTCCGTGCGTCGGTCATGCGCGACTTCTTCGAGATACTCGAACGGGAAGACATATACAACCCCGCCCTCCACAACAAAAGCGAAGCGACGTACATCCTATTCGGGAACATGGTCGAGTTCATAAGCGTCGACCAACCGCAGAAAGTCAGGGGACGCAAGCGCGACATCTTATTCGTCAACGAAGCCAACGAGCTCGACCTTGAAGACTGGCGGCAGCTCATGCTCAGAACAACGGGGCGGGCTATCATTGACTTCAACCCCTCCGACGAGTTCCACTGGATATACGACAACGTCCTGACACGAGAGGATCACGAGTTCTTCCAAACGACATACAAAGACAACCCCTACCTCCCAGAGTCTACCGTCGCAGAGATTGA